CTTCTACAACCAAGAATACTTGCCAGATATGCCAGCGTATGTCCGCAAGGTAGATGAGGCTGTAACGGCTCATTTTGGGCCACAGCTATGGATTGCTGAACAGAGTCTAGTAAACGCCCAAGAAGGGTATGGCGGTAAATGCGATTTGTACTGCAAGGCAAAGCATGACTTCGGTGGGGTAGTAATTGACTTTAAGACGACAGAAAAAGCCCCTGGTGATTTAACACCCTACCTAGAGCATACACTACAGCTTGCAGCCTACAGAGAGGTTTTAGCGCCCTCTGCTAGGTGTGCAAATGTGTACATTAATGGCGAAACTGGGGAAGTTGCCATTTATGAGCATAGCGAGCAAGACCTTCGTGACGGCTATGAAATGTTTTTAGCTTTGTTGCGTATATACAAACTAAAGAATGGTTTAAACTAATTACGGGGCGGTTATGGTTTCCCCTTCCATACTCCTTCACACGAGGCCGCCCCACCTTACATTGACCGAAAGCGTAAAGAAGCGAGTAGGTCACCTTATTTGGGCGTTAAGCCGCCAATGTAGGATGCAGTAATTGGGAAATTTTGCGGCTTTCTGTCCCATTTGTAGCAACTGCTAAATACAGCCCTGTTGTTTTTATGCAAAACAAGGGTAAATACCTATACTTTTCCCTTGAAAATAACAATAAATTACTTTCATAGCAGGTCTTGACACTATTCAGCTCTATGGCTCGTTGAGATTTCAGACTAAAAAGACCTGACCTGCTACTTTAATTTAAAGGGGAATATGGATACTTATGTAAGGCGTGTTTTTGAAGGTGAAGCGCCATGTGACAAATGCGACCAAGCACAGGCTTGTCAAGACAATGAATGGGCTTGTAGGGCGTTTTCTTACTATGTACTACATGGTACTTTTCAAAACTTTACAGTCCGTATGCCTACCAAAGAGTTGTTTAATAAAATTTTTAAAGAAGATGACAAGGCTCTTAAAAACTATTTAAAGTCTATTGCGGCAAAGGGACAAAATGCACTCTTTGAATGATGACTACGAATTGCCAGCATTTAACCTAATGGCAAACCTTAAAAATAGGGAAATGTTTAAAAACCGCAGTCACATTACGCAGTTAATGGAAATACGAGGGAAAACCCTATATGCCAAACGCAAAATAATTATTATTGCCAACACGCCTTTGTTTTATATATTCGGGTATACCCTAATGTCTAAACCTTGGCTTACTTATGAGGAAATGTATGCAAATACAAATTGAAATAGTTAAAGAAAACAAAGATGGGTCTGCCGATGCATTAGTGCATTTTGACGCTGAAGGCTTGGGAATATTGGTAGAAGCTGGGGTAATTAGTATATTGCGTGAGTATATAGCCCAACAGAAAAAAACCGCAAAAAAGGGGAAGAAATGAGTACACGGTCATTTGGAATGGTAGGCAAAAGTTACAGCAGCGTTTCTGAAGCGTTTAAAGACGCTGACTATGCTACGGCATTAGAAATGCCTCTTAAAGGCGAATACAGCCACTTATGGGTGGTTTTTGGGGTTCTTGCAGGGTTAGGTACTATTGTGTGGGTTTTTAGCCGTTTTTAATTATATTAAAGATATTTGGTACAATAACGAAAACCCCTAAAGAGCGACTAACTCTATAGGGGCTTCTAACCACCACAACTTATAGGAGTTGGTATGGCTGACCAAGATATTACCAAAGAAATATTAAATTTTCTTTTTGATTACAAAGATGGCGAGCTTTATTGGAAATTTTCATTAAGCTGTAAATCGCCCAAAGGCACTATTGCTGGCTCTATAAAACACGACAAATACAGAAGAATAGGTTTAAATAAAAAATCTTATTTGGCGCATCGTTTAATTTTTATGATGCATTATGGCTATATTCCAGAAATAGTAGACCATATTGATGGCAAAAGATTAAACAATAGAATTGAAAATTTGCGTGAAGCAACAAAAAGCCAAAATTGTCATAATCAAAAATTGTCAAAAAAGAATACTTCTGGTTATAAAAATGTTACATGGAATGAAAGAAAAGAAAAATGGCTTGTAAATGTAAGAGTGCATTGCATAGACTTTCACATTGGTTATTTTGATGACATTGAATTAGCTGATTTGGCGGCTCAAGAAGCTAGGGACAAATACCATAAAGAATTTGCTAGGAGTTTTTAGCCATATCCAATGCAATTTGTTCTTCGTGGTCTGTGCGATTGAGCCAACCACGACCAAAAATTGGAAATGTTTTTAATGACTTGTAATATTCTCTCCGTGACTCAGAGAAGTTCTTGATAAGGTCTGCAATATTAGACTCTGCAATTTTAGCTCTGACTCTTGGCCCAACGATTCCGTCAGATACAAGTCCAAGAGAGGACTGAAGAAGTTTAACTGAGCGACCGCATCCTGCGTTAACTCCGAAACTGAAACATAAATAGTCGAGTCCCCTAGGTAATACTTCTCCATAGCAAGGCCTCCAGTATTTCAATTCATATAAAGGTGCTACATCTTCTTTAGTGAGCTTTTTAAGGCTTTCTACAGGGTGGCCTACATATTCTTCCCAAACACGCTTGGTAACGCCTAAATTGGTTTCTCCGCCTGGGTCTTGGGCATGATGTACCCAGCCACCTTCAGACTTTAACACTAAGTCTAAACACTCTTGAAAATTACCCTGCATTGTCTGACCCTATTTTAATGCCTGTTATAAGTTTTATAAACCCACCTACAATAGTTTGAAACGCTGGGCCTACTATTTCAAAAATTTTAGAGTTGTCTACTTTTTCGGTAAAAAAGCCTACTAGCATTACAGCAACCATAGATAGCAAAATAACCGCCAGCGTATAGCAAGCAGTTAAAGTTACTTTTTTAGATAAATCTTCCATTATTTAATACCTATTTGCTGTTTAAGCCAATCTTGCAAAGCTATTGTTTGGGCGGTTGTTTCAGCGCATTGTCCAGCAAGAATGTTGTAGGCGGTGATAACATCAGTTGCGCTGGGGGCTGCGGAAATTCCTGACACTTTACTGCTACTGGGGTTGTTCCACACGCTAGTAGATTTGTAGTAATTCCTAAGAGCAGCAATTTTAGCTTCATACTCATTTTCTATTCCTTTAGTTACGAGTTCCTGCTGTGACCGAATGGATTTAACTTTTTCTTCTTGTAGTTTGGCGGTGACTTCAACTTCTTTTTTAAAGTCCAAATATTTAGAGTAGCCAACCCACCAGCCACTACCGAAAACAGCAGCACAAATAGCACCGAAAATAGCCAATTTTGCATAATCAATCATTTCTCACCTAACGGTTGCGTAGTCAAAAAGCGTAGCACCGCACAAATAACACCAATAGCCATTAAGCTATAAGAATAAACTTGTGGGCTAATAAACGCTTGCAAAACAGGTAAATTGTCAGCTATTGCGCCAACAATGACGAGTAATAGCGAGAACCACATAGTCCTCGACTTCATCATGGACTTCATTTGTCTGTAATGTAATGGCTTATAAAACCAATAAATGTAGAGAAAGCTGACACAATAGCCATGCCAGCCCAGAAACCACCCCTGCCTTTGTTAGCTAAAGCTAAAAGCTCTTCCATGCCAGCTTCTAGCTTGTCTACTTTGGTAGTTAGATTATCAACTTTTTCCCAAAGTTGTCCATAGCGTACAGGGTCAATTTCAAACGACATAACTCACTCACTTTTTAAGGGTTTTGCGAGTAGTCGCTTTAGGGATTTTAGCAGATTTAGCTGTTTTCTTTGCCGCAGTTTTTTTAACTGGTTGCTCAAACTCATGCGGAATGTATGGTTTTTGCACAGCAGGAAAAGGCCAGTTAGCATCAACGCTAACTTTTGGCATATAGCCTAATTTGTCAAATACCCAAGATACTATAAACATTATGCCCCCGTAGGAATTGTTGGTTTAGGTTGATTAGTGGTTAAAACTGTTCCATCCCAAGTAAAGCCAATTTCGCCAACACCCATTTGTTCTGTTAAAACATAATCGGTTTTATCTGCGTTTAATTTCCAAATCATTGCTGGAATGGTTGCTTGCACTAAAGCAATAGAACCCGTTGGCGGTGTCCATTGAGTTGTATCGCCATTCCAAACGCAAACATTAGTAACTACATTATTTTCAATAATTAAATAGTTTTGAATAATAAATTCTTGTACCATATTTTTCTCCATTACCATTCAATCATAACTACACCAGCACCGCCACCGCCACCGCCACTACTACCCGTTCCACAACCGCCACCGCCGCCGTAACCACCTGCCGAGCCGCCACCACCACCACTACCACCAGCACCGCCAAATCCTAAAAATGAACTGCCACCATTACCACCTATATTTAATGAAGAGTCATATGTTTGACCAGCATTTCCTCTAATGTTTAAATCACCATTAGAGCCAATACCGCCACTACCAGTAGCAGAAACAGTTGTAATAGTTTGAGTTCCTGAAGCAACTTGTGAAGTTCCACCAGCAGCACCTACCGTAACAGATAAAGTATTCCCTGATGTTAAACCAGTTAAATATTTAACTGCTGCGCCACCAGCCGCACCACCAAGCCCACCAGTTTGGTCTGTACCACTACCACCACCAGCTTGAACTGTCATTTTAATTGCAGTAACTCCAGTAGGAATGGTAAATGTTCCACTTGATGTAAATACTTGACCTCTTTGTCCTACATAAGGGCCTGCAGCAGGTGCAGCAGAAGTCCAAGCAGTTCCGTTAGAAGTTAAAATATTTCCTGAAGTGCCAGGCGCTGTTAATCCTGTGCCACCTTGCGCTGCTGACAATGCAGTAGTTAAACCTGTAATAGAAGTACAAGCAGTTAAAGAAGTAATGTCACTATTTGCGCCTGATTTAGCAGCACTTAAATTACCTCTAGCAGTTGTAGCATTAGCAACATCTGAAAGGTTGCTTGCTTTTAATAAAAAAGTAGAAGCAGAAGGAATTGAAGCGTCTACATAAGCCTTAGTAGCAGCGTCTTGCGCCAAAGTAGGGTCTACTACATTCTTAATTTGATTAGTATTCATATTAAGATTGCCTGTAGCTGGTGTTTGACCATCAGCAGCCAAAGAGCCAGTTAAGGCTGTAGCAATATCGCTAAGTGTTGTATTAGCCCAAGTTGAGGTAATAGTAGTCGCTGTTACGACTGGGTTACCACTAGGTAAGTTATAAGTACCGCTACCGTTTCTACTCATTTGTTGCTCCTTGTGCGCCAGCCCTCATTAAAGCGGCCAATTTATTAACATCAGACTTTCTCATTTGTGTTGCGCCTACTCTTGCGCCCATAGAAGCTGCTGTTGCAGCCAATCCTATTGGGCCACTAACTGAAGTAGCCAACAAAGCTGGAATACTGCTTACTGCGCTTGTAGGGGCAAACTTGCCAACAAAACGAAGTGCGTTTTGTCCAGCACCACCTTTGGCGACCTTTTTAATAGCTTCTTGCTCTTGTTCTGTAAACAAACGCATTTTCTTGTCATTTTTAGCAAGCTGACGAAGTTGTTGTGCCAATGAATTTTCAATACCTGACATACTAAACTTGCTCTTATCAAGCTGTGCGTTTTCAAGCATATCTGTAAATACTTCAGACTTGCTCAATCTGCTATAGGTATCTCTAGCTTCTTTCCATTGCTTCAAGCCTTCTTTGCTACCACCAACAACAGAGGACTCAGGAATGTTAGAAACATAATTGTCAAAGTCGTCTTTAAGAATAGTAGCCAAGCGTCTTTCGTCAGGGTCTGCGCTTTTTTGTGCGCCTTGAATAAACTTACGCAAAGTGCTTAACTCATTGAAATCTTTAGGTATTCCAGTTTGTGTCATTTCTTCTAAAGCTACTGACAACTTAGGGTAAAGTCTAGGGTCATAACCTTCATTACGCAATTCTTTACCAATACCAGCCATGTTTGTAGCAAAGTCTTTAGCATTTAATTCAACGCCAGACTCTCTTGCGCTTGTAAATAAGTTTCTAGATGTTTTTGCTAATTCTTCTGCGCTTGGGGCAGTTTTTACTATAGAAGGTTCTCTACGCAATGCTTGAGCCATAGTATTAACTGCTGGTTGTGCAGCTTGTCTAGCTTCTTGTGCCAATGGGCGAGCTACTTGACTAGCTTGCATAGCAGAAGGAATCATGCCAATGTTGCCAATATAAGGCGGTATTTTTGCGGTTTCTAATGCGCCACCCATAGACTCTAAAACATCCGCAGAAGCAGGGGAAGTTGGTTGAAACTGAGTTGCTTGCCGTGCTTGTCTGTAATACACATCTCTAGCTTCTGGGCTAGGCGCTTGTCCTTGTGCAACACCTTCTGCAACGCTTCTACCAAGGCCATAAACCATTGAAGCAGGCTGAGAAAGCACAGCACTACCAATAGTTGCAGGCACTTCATACAAAGCCTTTAGCTTGTCTGCCATGCTACGCTTTGGTTGTTCTACAGGCGCAGGGTTTGGCACTTGCCCAACAACTGTTGGAACATCAGAAGTAATAATGTTTGCACGAGGCGCTACACCCAAATAAGCGTCTGGGTTAAAAGGCGCAGCTTCAGCTAAATACTTGTCAGGGTCAAATGCCATTATTGCTGTCCTAGTCTTTTCTTAATTTTTGCTGCTCTAGGGTCATTTGGGTTTGAATTAGCCCATTGCAATGCTTGCTGGTCTTGAACACTAAACTCTTTGCTTTTAATTTTTGCTGGAGCGCCAACAGCAGCCTCTACATCTAATTTGTTGCGTTCTGCAATACCAGCGTATTCTCCACGCTTTTGATTAAATTGTTCTGCTGAAGCATTGTAAAGTTTGTTGCTTAATTCAACAAAGTCTTTGCGTTGTGTTGGTGTTAATTTTTCACCAGTAATAACCATATTGGCATAGTTTCTTACTCTATCCTCTACACCAGTTGCTGCCATAGCCATACCCAATTCAGATTCACGAACTACTGAACCTGGGTCTAAAATCTTCATAATTTTAGTAGCGGCAGCTAAATCGCCAGCAGGGGTAGCCATTGTTGCGGCTTGGTCAATTTGATTTTTTGCAGCTTTAGTTTCTTCAAAACCTTTATATACAGGCTCATTTCTAAAATCAGTACGCAATTTCAAAGCGTTGTCAAAACCATGCTGACCAGTATTAACAGAAATGTTAGTTCCTTTTGCTTGATTTTGAAGTTGCAAAAATTTTGCATATTCAGGATTTCTAACGGCTTCTGTAAATTCTCGCATAGATGTTGGTTGCTCTGGAATAGCCGATTTAACCAATGCACTTTGAAATGGTGTAACTCCACCATATTGATTTGGAAGCCCCAAAGCGCCAGTAACATCGCCTTTTTGGATTGCTTGAATTGCAGCTTGTTTTTCAGCTTCTCGCCCAGCACGAAGTTGCTCTGCTAATTGTGCAGCTTTAGTGTCACCTTGTTTAGCAAGGTAAGCGCCAGTAAGCATATTGGCTACTGGTTGCAAATTTTGAAAAAATGAAGTTGGCACATAACGACCACTAACCATTTGGCCTTGTGGTTGTTGGTTTTGTTGCATTAACATAGCCGCCATTTGTTGTTGGCGGTTTAATGCTTGCTGTTGTTGGTATAACTCAGGTGGCAATGTGCCAGCTTGAGTTAAATTAAATTGGTCTAATTCGTTTGCCATAGCAATTCCTTATTCAAATCCACCAGTACCAACACCATACATATTGCCGTATGCGCCTTGGTCAAAATAACCACCAGTATTGGTGTAAGGGTTAGTCCAATTAGGAGTCTGTCCAGTACCCATCATTTCAGGTTTCTTATTGCGCAACATAGCAGCCATAGCTAATGGGTTTAAACCACCCATGCCACCGCCTTGCGTTTGACCAGCCATTTGGTTGTTTTGCATTTGTTGTTGCAAAGCAGCGTTTTGGTTTTGTTGTTGCTGTGCAATATTTTGAAACACAGGGCTTAAACCTTGGTCTTGTCCAGCAAAATAAGGAGCAACAGTAGTGAAGTATGGACTAGGCATTTAGCGCTCCGTAATTAACCATTTTGTAACCGTCTGGGCGAGTAATAACAGCTTGTGGCTGTACCAATTCAACTTCTTGCGCCATAACACCAACAAACTTGCCATAACCTGCTTCGTCTTTCCATTCAGGTTTGTATTCGTATTCGTATACGGGTAAACCATTAGGTAACCAACCAATAGTTTTAATGTTTTCTTTGGTGCGAATGTCAGACATTAAATATGCAGCACCCAATGTGCCGCCAAGACCCATTAAACCGCTATTGAAACCTTGTTGAGCAGCTTGCTGGGCATTGTAATTACCCATTTGTGCGTTGTAGCCCATTTGAGTAGCGCCTAAAATGTCAGCACCTGAAGTTGTTGCTTGTTGCGGTGCATTTACAAATGTTGGGTTTTGCACTTGTGCGCCACTACGCAATGCACTTAATGTATTAAGCGGAATATTGTATTTTGTAAGTTCTTGGTTAAATGCTTGCTGGTTAGCTTGCGAGCCAACACCAAAGCCTTGAGTAGTAGCACCCAATAACAAGTCATTTTCTTTTTGTTGTTGTTGGCGCATAGCGTTATCGTATGCGGTTGTGCCAGGCACAATGCCTTGGTTTGCCAATGAAGCAGTAGTCATTTCACGATTTTGAGCAATTTGCGGAGCAAGGCGCTCCATATATGCTTCTTGGTAGGTTTGCCCTGGGTTTATTCCTGTAGAAGGAAGGTTAGGGTTAAAGCCTTGACCCATCATTTCTTGGGTGCGACCTAATGCTGAATTAATAGTGCTTCCAAGACCTAAAGACGCTTGGTTTTGGTTATTTAAAAGCTGTTGGCCTATATCAGAAAGGGTTGTAGTAGCAGTCCAAGTAGGGTTGCCGTATGTGTCTTCACCAGTAATAGCGTAATTAAGGTTTCCATAAGGAGTAATTTGGTTTACACGATTGGCAGCAGCAGCAGCACGAGCCGCTTCAAGGTTTCCTTGTGCGGTTTCTCTTGCTGCTCCTGTGTAATCTGGGGCTGCTGGCGCACTTGGCGCAGGCCCTAATCCTAAAAATCCACCACCACCCATGTCATTCTCCTCTTGCTGTCTTTAAAGAGCATTTGATGTCGAGCCAACGACAATCTTCACGCCTCATAGCCATAATCACTAAGTCACCATCCATGTGAGCATCTGGGATTTCGGCTATCACTTTAAAACCAAGGTGTCGGTTCAATCTTAGGGCATCTTCATTACTGCCACAAATTTGCCCTAGTATAACGCTAACTCCAAGTTTATTAAAGGGATAATCGAAAGCCGCCCACAGCAAATCTCGACTCATCCAATTTACTTCATCTACTGCCGCAATGTGCATTTGGCACGCTTTTGGCATAAAACTGCAATACCCTACGACTGCTGCTAAAACACCGTCAATTTCTTGACCTATACATACTGTTTCTGTTGGCAATGGGTGGTTCATCATCCGTACCAGCCAATCCCCCATATATTGCTGGTTTTCGGTGGTCACTTTACGCAATTACAGTACGCCTCCTCGTTCCATTACCACATCGGTACTTGACCAATGCACTTCAATATTTTGCGCTGCGGCAGTTAAATTAATACCTGCGGCATAGCCAAGACCTGTAACTCCTTGCCAGTATTTAGTAGTGGTTAATCCGCCACCCCAAACATCGTCATCCCAAGTAGCTGTGTCCCAGCGACCAGTTGTCAAATTTGTAGGGTTAAAAGTTAAAGTGCCATTGACATTATTGTTATCAAAATCAATGTTTAAGCCTATTGCAAGGCTTGGTACGGCATTATCGGACTGAAGAATAGGGCGAAGCATAGTAAAACGCTTTAATTGACCTCTAGCTTCAAAATAGTTATAGGCTTGTTGGGCGGTTGCGTTAATGTTGTTTCCAGAATCGCTAAATCCATCATAAAACTTAGCTACATAACCATCGCCACCAAAATACATACTTTCTTTACCACTTACTTCCCAACAACTAGCTTCAATATTGGTAAAGTTAGCCCATGACTTTGTAATGGTGTGCATAACATATTGCTGCATACCACCTGTAATTGGCACATTAAAAATCAACATATTTTCACTAGCAAAATACTGAATTTGCCAGCCAAAATTGTCATAGTATTGAGTTGCAGCTTGACTTACAGCATAGTAAATCTTGTCTGTAATATTAACTCTAGGGTCTAAACGACTAGACTGCAATGCAGCAGACAAAGGCACAATTCCGTCTTGAGTTAGCAACAAAAGGTCGCCACCCCATTTAAAAAAGCATTTACGAGTAAAGGTTTGACCCATTTGCCAAACACCTTTTAATTGCCATGTTTCTGCGGCAGTAGGGTCTGTGCCATTAATAACAATAACTTCACCCATATTGGTAACTACAACAAAATAGTCGTCTGCGCCTTGTCCAGCGTCTAATGTCCATGTGCCTACAGCTTGTACAAAACCGCCATTTCTAGCGATTGAGCCATAAGGTAATACTTCTGCTAATCCACCAATAGAATTAACATCCAAATACCATACATTCATCGAATTTTCTTCGGTGAAATACAAGCGATTTTTAAATAGGTTTACATTAATAAAAGTATTAGAATTTACGCCTGTAATGCCAATAATGCTGTAAGTTCCTACTACAGTAGCATTGCCAGAAGGTGCGCTTGCCATTGTGTAAGTAAGAGTTGTAGTGCCTGTTACTGTAACAACATAAGTGCCATTAAATTGCGTAGGTGTAGCACCTGAAACAGTTATTCTGTTGCCAGTTATCAAACCATGCGCTGTTGCAGTCGTTAAAGTAGCGGTTAAATTGCCTGTACCACCCCTTGTAATACTAAAAATGGTCTGTGCTGTTGTGGTTGTGGCTACTTTAAACCATGCAGAACCATCATAAATAATGGTAGGGTCAGCGCCATTACAAGCAACTAAAAAGTGACCGCCATCAGTAGTAATGTTTACAAACTGAAAGCGACTATTAGAAAGCCCTGTAAATACAGAGGTTGCTGTGCTTGTAGAAGTGTCATATATAACGCCATTAGCTACAGCAAACAGCTTTTGTGAGCTTACCCCAGCGTAATTCATTAGGGTTTCTACTGTGCCTGTAATTCCTGTAGAAATCTTGGTATAACCTTTTCTTAAAGTTACATCAGTAGGCGTAGGAAACCAATTTGTAAGCTGTACTGCGTCTGTTGGCGACATATTTGCCAATGAGTCCCTAGCGTTCCAGCCCCCAATAGGAGAAGGCAAAGACGCTGTGGTGGCAGTAAACTTTTTAGATTGGCTTAATAGCATAATTAGCTTCCATAACCAGTGTCAGGGATATTGGCATAACCAATAAGCACCTTAGATGGGTATGGTGCAAAGCTAAGGTTAGGCGCTCCTTTGTCATTAGCTTTAGCTACAGACAAATAACGCTGATAATCTTGTTGCAATGCAGTAGTGTCAAAAGACTTAACTTGGAAATACTTTAGCTTTGTCGCCAAAACCATAATACGGTCATCAAGGACTGTAGTGTCGGTGTCAGCAGTAAAGCTATTCTTAATAGCCCCGTCTGCTGCTCTTGCCCATCCTTTGCTTCTGTATTCCCAACCTAAATATTCTTGGGTATTCATAATAGGCCATATTTGGAATTGGTTGTCCAAAATACGCCATCTAACTCTTGGGCCAGTTGAAATATAACCAGACTTTAGCCATTGCCATTGTTGGGCATCTTCAGGCCCTAACATTTCCCAATGCTTAGACTTGTCCCAATGGGTGCGGTCTGTAATGGTTTCAAAGTCAGCAGGAAGGTCATAAGCGGTTTGAGCGCATACAACTGACTGTACGCCATCACCACTAGCCATTTGGCTCATTACTACTACTTTTGTAGTGTTATTTGCTGAAACTACATAGGTGTCTTGAGGGATGTTGTAGCCAGTTAATTGCCATTGGCTATCAACACCAGTTAAATCTGTGCCCGCCTCAAAAGTCAAGTTATACGAACCATTGACAGTTGTGGCGTTGGCGGTTAAAGATTTTGTATAAAAACGATATTGAACCTGCAATGCTTGCCAATCATACTCTTTAAGAAGGTCATAACCAGCGCCATTCATCAGCGCTAGAATTTGTTGGACATCTTGAGAAGTATTGCCTACAACAAAAGACGGCACAGCTAAGTTAAGCTCTGCTGCTGTTTGTTGCACCATTTGGAGCATTGTTTGGGACATATTAAGCCTCGGCTACTTTTGTTTTGCGTGTTTTGGGAGTTTTTTCCGCAACAGCCGCAAGTAGCGCTGACATCTGCTCTTGCATAGCAGCCAGCTTCGCATCTGTTTCTGCCTTGATTTTATCATTTTCTTGGCGTAATGCTTGCATTTCTGCTTCTCTGTGTGCTACTTCGGCAGAATCGTTAGCTAAATTCAAGAAAGCCTTGGCTTTTAAGCGGAAATTAAATGGTGACATTCCTGCTACCATGCCAATACGCTGTAATTGCTGGTCAGAACAGTCTGCAATAGACTCTACTGTTTGAAACTTGAGTCCACGCAATTCGTCAGCCTGGCTACGAGTAATCTGAGGCCATTGCTCTAAAGGTGTACCAATAACATCTTCATGGTTTGCTACTTGGTTTTGATAATGCGCCCATTGGCGTGGAAAACGCTGTTTATGGGACTCTTGAGCGTATGTGTCAATTTCTGTCAAATTATCGCCAGGAATCATAATACGGACAAAATCAAATTCTTTAAAAATCGGTCTACCAGCTTCGTTTGAAGCATCGTCTTGCTTAACGCTTTTTTTATAGAATTGGACTGCTAGTCGTGCATCTGCACCTTGTGTATCGCTATCAATAGCCATTTAAATCTCCTAAGTGGTTAGGGTTATTAAAAAAGAAAAAGGACTCCCCTTGTGGGGGAATCCTATTTTTACTACATCTTCAATTTTTTAGACTGAAGCCTTGCTAAACCAACCATAATCGCCAGAAGCCATTGTGGTTGTTGGAGCTAAGTAAGTACCAGCAGAAGCAGTAGCAACGAAAGTAGATGCGTTGATAGAGCAAGTAGCTGTGTTAGCTGTAATAGCCTCACCAGCAACTGCCCAAACATAACGCTTACCATCAGAAGCAAAAGTTTCTGCGCCCAAAGGGCCAAAAGTAGGTACTGTGCCACCATTGGTTGCTTGTTCAGCAACGGTTTGTGTATCTACGAGGTCAATCCCTGCAATAGGGAGAACGGTATATGCCATGATAATTTTCCTTTATATTCTATAGATTAGGTTGTCAATAAGCCTTGTAGGAAGCTGTTTGAAGTTGTCAAGTTACCTGCCCAACCATACAGTTTCACAATGGCGTCTTGGTTAATAGATTGACGCTCACCACCGATAGGTACAAAGTTACGCTCTTTGTGTGGGCGTAGGAAAATGTAGTTAGTGTTCAACATATACATATATGTAGCTGTTTCTTGTGAACCATAACCACCACCAAGTACCACATCAGCAGATGTACCACCACCGTAGAACTTCAATGAAGCAAAACCAGCAGCGCCAGATTCTTCAGCAGCAATACGCTGAATAGACTGCAATGCGCCTACATAGTATTGATACATTGTGTTACCAGCAACAATCAAATCAGCTTTGTCTGTGCCACGAATCTGCTTGATAGCAGCTTCAGTCATCTTAGCCAAAATTGTGCTAGATGTAGCGCCAGTAGTGATTTGGTTACGCCAGAAAGTCCAAGTAGCACGATTAATACCACCGTAAGTACCAGAGGTAGGAGAAACTGCAACAGCAGCGCCCAAACCATCTAAGTTCTTACCACCGTTACCAGTACCATCACCATACAAGTCACCAGAAATGCGGTTAAGCAAGCGAGCTTCAGAAACTTGCATACGACCATCTAACAAGTCAATGATTGCTTCTTTGCTTGAGTTCTGTAACATTTCTAAGCCAGACATTGTTACTGAATCTGCATACTGAGAAATTTTGTATTGTGCAGCAGAGATAGGGCTATCTGGAGCAATGTTCAATACTTCGTAACCGCTATAAGAGTTAGCGTTGTTAGTTGCGCTATCGTCATACATAATCTCTTCCAAGATTACATTACCGCCTGAGAATGGGCGTACATTGCCCTTCTGGTTCAAGCGCTGAAGAATTGCGTTGTTTTGTGTTAAGTTGTCAGCCAATTCACCGCTACGACTTTGAATAGTGGTAGCGATAATATCGGTAATTGCGCTATTTGCGAATGCCATGATATTTCCTTTAAAAAATGTTTAGTTAAACCCTGCGGCTTAATGCTTCACCCATTTGTTCAGCAATAATAGACCGCCTATCCTTTTTATCGCCAGGTTCAATCACTCTTCCGCTAGGAGTAACGGATTTCGGACTTACTGCTGCCGCCTTCGCCTTCGCTACTTGTTGTGCTTTGACTGCGGATTGTTTGGCATCTTTCAGGAGTCTTTCCTGCTCTAATGACCAAACATCATCATTCATACGCACAGCTTTCTTGTAGGCTGTTTCGAGGTCTTGGGCCTTTCCTAACTCAAGTAGTTGAGCCATTTCTTCCCTTACCACATCAAAGTGAGGGTAATTAGCCGTATCACTTTGGTACTTCTGAATCTCATTCATTAAGCGTTGGTTTTCCTCTTGGGCAAACCGACCTTTAATGCTTGAAACTTCTTGATTTACCATGTTAAGCTGGTTCATCAGTTGTTGCGTGTAAGGGTCAAATTGTTGCATTTGACCTTCACCATTTAATTGTATCCCATATTCTTGTGCAAGTCTTTGAAACATTTGGACTTTTTGTTCCATAGGAGCATAAGTCAAAATTTGGTCTGCTTTTGCTAAATTTCCAATATATTGTGCTGGAGCAATTCCACGCTTTTGTAAGTCTTGGGCATAGGGCGCAACGACTTCTTCATAGGCTTTAATGCGGTCTACTTCGGCTTTATAAGTGCTTACGCCCTTTTTATATTCAGATTCACGCTGATTGGCATATTCGGCAAACTTGGTAAAGTCGTCTTTGGAAATCTGTTCGCCTTTTTCCATTTTGTCCCAAATTTGGACATATTCTTTTTTCCAAGTAGAGGGGCGAGTTACAAGCTTGACTTCTTCAGCAGCTTCCTGCGCCTCTTCATGCGTGACCTCAGATTCATCAACCGAAACACTTTCGGCAGGTTCTTGACTATCTGAGTCGCCAATTTCTTCTTCAGAGGACTTCTCGGATATATCTTCTGGTAAAACCTCTTCTCTTTCCAAGGATTCTTCATCTGCTGACTCCATTGCTTGTTCTAGTAATGCTCTGCGGTCTAATTGTTCTTCTGACATGGTTTTTCCTATCTGTAGTTAAGTTTTGCATAAGCCAATTCCGCAATTTGACGCTTTCTTGCTTCTTGGGATTTTTTGCTGATTTCTGCTGGCTTGTGCTGTGTTGGCACATCGTTGCCCAGCTCAATCATTCTGTGCTGTTTTAAGTGGCTTCTGTGGTGGCTACGGCTTTTAATCCATGTGCCATCTACCTGCGATATATACCCTTCAATATCAGACATCACCATAGGCGCTTCTTTTGATTTCATAGCGACTTTATCTTGCCAAGATGCTTTAGCAGCTTCTTCACCAATAGTCGGTGTCCACCATTCAAGAAAAAACTCTTCATCAGTTTTTTTGACTTCTATATGGTTGCCTTCGCTATATCCACATTTAGGGCATAACATTACATTCTCCTTATCAAATCAGGTATTTTGTGCAATTCATCTTCTTCTACAGTTACTACAGAGTCATACCAAGTGCCATGTTTCCAACGCCAACATTTAAACTCTTTTCTAGGCATGATGCAGACTGTTTTAACGCCCAAAGCGCCTGCCACATGGGCTATGCCTGTATCTACTGTTACAAGCCCTTTAAGAGCTTTTAAATGGTTTGCAGTCTTAGCCCAATCTGTTTTCCATCCGTCATCAGGAAGTGGCGACCAAAATCTATCTTCTTCAGGGTTAAATGAATAAGCATCATCGCCAATAATTTCAAACATGGTTTCTGGGCGAATGGTTCTGACATAGTGCAAAAGACCTTTAGAAGTAGACCAATTAATGCCTATTTTTTTAGGAATATTGCTTGCAATAGCGTCTAAATAACCTTCTGAGCCGACTATTTTGTTTGTAGATAAAGGAAATAATGCTTTTGCATAGGCTGGTGCAAGACTGATGTAATAAGGCAGCGAAATAATGCCTAGCCAGTAGTCAGATTCAACTCCAGCGCCTTCTTCGGTCATATTGGTAAAAGTGTCAATACAATCCATTTGACCTAATAATCTATGCAATGAACCGTGTTGCATTAAAACAACACTTTTAGCGCCCATAACCTTTAAAAAAGGTAAAAAACGAGCATATTGCACAATATCGCCAAAACCTTGCTCTGCAACAATAGTAATGGTTTTCCCTAATAGACTTTCGCCACGCCATACAGGCATTTTTAATGGTTTTGCATAACCTTGTAATTGGTTAGCCATGACATCAGGATGCCAACGATATTCAAATAATCTAAAACCAGCGTCTAAACGACCTGCGTGTAGGTGTTCGTAGGCTTCTTTGTATTTTGCGTGTGGGTTTACAGGATTAGTGCTAATAGGGCCTCTTCATCGTCTAATTCTGCTTGCCGTTTTGCTTCGAGAATTGCTAACTCTTGCTCTAATCTGAGTTTTGCACTTCTCATTGCTACTGCGGTTTGCAGGTCTTGTTGCTGTTTAACAAGATTAGCGATGTATCGGTCAATGTTTGCTAGGTTTGACGGTATATCAACGCTAACTTCTTGATTGGATTGTATATTATTTTGTTTGCGTTTGCTTACTTTTGGTGGGTCTACCAAATCAGCAATAGCTTGTTTTCTAGACTCTTGGTCTGCCTTTAATGCAGCAATGCGCTTTTCTTCTGCCTGGCGCAGTTTCTTTTGTATAGCTTTGTAACGCTTTAGCTCTTCCCTTGTCCAAGGTGCGTCATCACCGCCTTGACCTCTAGGGTTTACAGGAGTAATGACAATTTGAAATGCGTCATTTTGAAACGCAGTAGGCTGAAAAGCAGTTTGAAACATTAGAATGTGCCGCCTGACACCCCTACAAACTTAGTTGCAGTAATGGTAGTTCCTGTAATAGCTGCGGCTGCTGTACCACCGATTGCTGGCGGTGAAGCAAGGTAAGTGCTAAAGCCTGTACCGCTTACTGTAGAAGAAGCTGAAAGCGTAGTAAATGCACCTGTGTTTGCGGTTGTTGCGCCTACAGTACCATTTATGTTAATGCTTGCAGTACCTGTAAGGTTAGTTACTGTTCCGCTAGACGGAGTGCCCAAAACACCACCATTGACTACAAATGAACCTGCTGTCCCTACTGCAACAGCTAAAGCGGTAGCTACGCTAGTGCCTAAACCTGTAACAGAACCTACCGCAGGGGTAATCGTGGTATTAGTTACGCTAGTTACTTGACCTTGTGCATTAGTTACAAATACAGGGGTTTGTGTAGCAGAGCCATAAGTACCTGCTGTTCCTGCGTTAGTAATGCTAAATTGTGTGCCTGTAAGGGTTAAACCTGTGCCTGCGGTGTAAGTTCCTGCGCCACTAAATTGAGTCCAAGTTACAGCAGTTACTCCAAGCGTACCGCCTGGGTCTACAGTACATACCCAACCAGTATCAGATTGAGTTGTGCCTTGTTCTACAAATACAAACGCTGAAACTAATTCATTCCAAGTATCAGCGTCAGTTGCACGAGTCCAAGCAGTAGTTTGTACAACATAAATACCATTGACAGATGATACTGATTGGTTTTTAACTAAAACTCTATTACCAGCAACTACAGCAACTCCATCAATAGTTTGAGCGCCAACTAAAGTAATACTTGCAGTTGTAGCAGCTAATACAGCAGATTTAACATTTAATCCTTGAGCAATATTATCTACATAGCTTTTAGTTGCTGCATCTTGCGTTGAAACAGGGTCAAGCACATTGGTAAGTAATTGACTACCCATGCTAAATGAAGCAGTTGGGCTAGATAAATCAGTAAGGCTTGCTTGGCTACCTGCGGTGGCTAAACCTTTGCCATTAATGGTGATTTTTGTATATGTTCCTACATTGCTATTTACAGTAGCTAAAGTAGTAGCTATAGCCCAGTTAGCAGAACCATCAACGCTTGCAGAGCCAGTAATATCACCAGTTAAAGACTCAGTACGAGCAGTTGTCCATTTGGCGGCAGAGCCTGTAGTGTTTTGATTAAAGGTAGGCCAAGTAAATGTGCCTGTACTAAAGTTGCCTGAAGTTGGTGTTCCCAATAAAGGTGTTATTAAAGTAGGGCTAATGTCGTATACCAGCTTTCCTGTACCTGTAGCACCAGTTGAAGTTACACCTTCAAAAGTGGTATGCCCTGTAACGCTTAAAGCACCAGCAAAAGTAGCTGATTTATCTTGGTCAAGGGTAAGGGCCACAGCTTGAGTAATAGTAGTGTTAGGCGTTACATAAAATAAAGCCTTTGTTCCTCTAGCAGTAGCACCCCAATTTTCTGTAGCTATACCTTCATAAGACGCTTGTGGGTATCCGCTTGAAGAAGTTGTGCCATAGCCAGCTAATTCAAACTTACCTAAACTGTCACCGCTAAATGGTGCTTGCGGTGCAGCATAAGTGCCACGAAATTTGGCAATACGAATAGAAGAACTACTAGCATTACTAGAATAACCACGAATAGCAATACGAGAAGTGGAGTTGTTGTCGCCATAAGCACGAAACAAAATTTCAGGTACGGCAGTTGAATTTATGCCTAAATGGGCAATATTAGTAACTGTCTGTGCATTTAAATCTATTGCGCTACTAGCACCTGTATACGGAATATAAGTGCCTAGCGTAGGAATATCAGCAGAAACTAATGCTCTAAATGTAGGCACTCCTGCGCTGCCATTAGGTGCGGCTAAAACATAATTAGCGGTCTTGGAAGCATAAGGGTTCTGTGTATCACCATAGCTTGCAGCAAGACTAACTACTGGAGTGGTTGTGCCTGTGGCTACGCTTACTGGACTTGTACCAGTTACGCTAGTTACTGTTCCTACTCCATAACCAGCAGGGTTACTAGCAGGGTAAGCCCCTAAATTAGTAAGCGCATCTGCGGCTGTAGTGGCATTAGTACCACCATTGGCAATAGGAATAGTACCTGTTAGCACATGGTCATTATTCCAATCACTTGGGCGTATTAATGACGAGTCATCCCCATCAGGTATTGTTGAAACCTTACTGTGCTTGACTGTAATAGACATTATTGGACTCCAATAATTTTGCCGTCAGCACCTCTTACCACCGTTTTAGGGCGATTATGTTGGGCATTAATTGTGTCTACTAAAGCGCTAATTGCCTGTGCCATTTGGTTATTTCCACTACCAATAGCGTTTGCAATAGGTTGCATTGGGTGTTCTTGCGCTCTAGCTAATTCTTCTTCAGACATATAGGCTTGTTCGCCTGTAGACTCATCTGCGCCAATTCTTGCTACTTCAATTTTTGCGCCATTGTTAATATGGGCTAACAAGACTTGAGTGTTTCTCTCGGTCATCATCTTCATTTGGGCTACTTTAAGCTCCATCTCTCTGTCCATTTGATTGCGCTGCTCTTCAAGTTGGAATTTAAGTTGGTTTTCTTGCGCCTGGTATTCTTGCTTGGCTTTCTCAAGTTGCATTTGACCTTGTAACTTAGCTTGCTCAATTTGAGCTTGCATTTGAATTTGCTGCATCTTAGCTTGGTTGTCCATTTGTGCTTTTTGCACTTCTGGCGGTAATGGTTTAGGCTGACCTTGTGCTTGTTGTGCTTGCATACGCAGCTTGTCAGCAGTTTCGTCAATAATGCCTTCTAATTGCTTACCTGCTTTAAACGCAGTTACGCCAAACTTCAGCATTTCAAGCGCCATAGGTGCTAATTCAGGGTTGCCTTGTACCATTGGGACTGCTTGCTGCATAAATCCACCGACTGCTGCCAAGAAAGCCATTCTGTCTTGCTTTTCTTGCTGCTCATCTTGGTAAATCATAGAGTCAGAAGTGACTTCTATGCGGAAATTCTTGCTTGCTTCATCCCTTAATAACTCTAAAGCCTGTGGAATAAGCTGTTTGTCTTGGTCAGACAGTTGCATTGCACCAGAAATCTTAATGAGGGTGTCATCGGTGAAATGATTGCAAATAATCTGCGCTTTAATAGACAATAAGCTAGTAGCAAAGTCTACGACTGCGTGTTGCATAGTCTTTAGGCGACCAGCAGCGTTGTTTGACTTAATAATCTGTGCGCCAAGGGTTTCATTAGGGTCTGTTTGACCACGCTGAATGTCAGCAATGCCCATTAATTCATAAATCTGACCTTTAACCTGTTCCATTGCTTGGTAGCAAGTCATCAAAGCACTTGCAAATGGGGCTAAATCTACAAGGTCAATAGCACCTTTCATGCCTTGTTTCTCAGCAAACGCCATCCAGTTATGTACTGGAATCATAGTGTTGTTTTCGCCTTCAGAGAATAAGCGCTGTAATTCAGTTGCAGAAGCATCGTAGACACCACGCACTTTAATGGCGTTAATTAAGCCATCAATTCTGTCGCATAAAGCGTCTAATTCTCTTGCCTGGTCTTGGTAAATGACGAAGTCAGGAATTGGCTCAAGGCTGTCGGTAGTAAGAGTCGAATACAAAGGTTTTGGACAAGGCCAAAAGTTTTCCAAACCAAGTGGGTCATCACGCTCATCAAGTATCTTTCCTAAAGACTTGCTAATCCATAATACTTTGCCAGTTTCTTTGTCCCAAATCTCGTATATCAGCGCCTCATATACTCCGTCATCGGATTTGTAGGATTGTTTAAGGTCGTCAGGTTTGGTGTCTAAAGGTATTTTGTAACCTAATTCTTCGCCAAAACGCTCACAAAGAGCAGGGCGACTCATATAGACTCTGCGCCATACTGCGGTTACTTCTTCCCAAGTCCTAGCAATAGTGTGTCCAAAGTCTTTCCAATGAACATAATCTACAGGGCAGCACTCGTATTCAATTCGCTCTTGGTTTTCGTTTGCCATGCCTTCGGCAGTTTCAGCTTCGTCAGCATCTTCGGTGATTTCCAAGCCATCGTCAGGTTCTCCAGCTTCTTCGCCAACAATATGCGGCTCATAACGAACCCAGGCTACACCACGACCACCTAATAAGCGGTCAAGAACTGCATTGTTCATAGCGGACTTATAGTCGCCATAGTGCTCTAATTCAAACTCTAAGGCTCTTTCAAGCATTAAAGAGGCTACTCTTCCTATGGGGTCATTGTCCCGAAATCTACGGCTAACATCAGGTCTAGGAAGTCTTGCAAAGATAGCTGGCTGAATAGTCTGAACATTGCTCCAGAGGATGTTAAATCTAGCGTTAGGATTTCTGTCGTAGCGGCTATCATCTTTGTATTTTTTTACAATTCGGTCTACTCTAGCTTCCCAACGCTTATATGAGCGTTCATAGCCCATGATTGTTTTATACCAATCCTCATAGGTGTGGTCTACTGTTGCTTTATCGTTTGCCATGTTGTTGCCTTAATGTTTGAATATTTGGCGAAATGTTTGCTTATTTTACCTTTTTTATATTCTATTGTTTATTTTTACTTTGGTTTCTTTCCAGAGGTCGTTAAGGCTGACATCAGTTTGCCCAACAAATACCCCCCTTATCGGTTCATCTGCGGTGACAATTTGCGCCTCGTCTTTCCAAGTCAGCGCTAAATAACGAAAAGCATCAGCACCATGAGAAGTCCAATCATGACGAGGCTTATCCCTGAATACCTTTTTATCTTCATCATATTCCCTTTGATACTGCCGTAGACACTCTATGCCATCCGTACACTTGTGGTCAAACCATGTTCTCGTTAGGGCTAGTCGGCTCGCCTGGATGCCATCTTGCAATTTTAAATTAGGCGCAATTTTTATGCTTTTAAGGGGTATCTTGTCGCCCAGTTGTTCAATTACGCTGCGGTTAGATGAGAGGGTCTTAGCCCTAGCGTCATGAGGTAGCCAATGTGTTCCATACACATAGCCCCGTTCTTTCTCTCGGCTTTGGATAACCCCCGCATAAAAAGCCACAGGTTGCCCGTTAGAGGAGTGATAGTCTAAGCACCTAATCTCCCCATGCACTACTTGAAAGAACCATATAGCGGTGTCGTCAGAGTAGCCTAAATCCCATGCGGTATGGACAGGGAATAGTGGGTCATATTCAATCTCCCTAATCCTACCCCCGTCTGTTAATGCTCGCATCTCTTTACCAAAGTAAGCGCCAAGGATTGCAGATTCAAAGTCACATTCGAATTCTTGAAGATATTGGTCTTGGGTCATAGTCTTAGCTGCGTCATCTAACTCCGACTGCTCAAGTAGCCCCGTCTGACTAGCTCTCAATACCTTTACATACCAGCTTTTATCTTGGGTAGCGTTATTGTAGATTTCCCAGAATGAGTTATGACCTTTAGGTGTCCCGATGAAGGTAGCCCACCCCTTGCGGTCACTTAAAAGAGGCCTGAGAACTGCTCCAAAGATACTAGGCTTCATGTCTGCATACTCATCAAGCACAACCCCGTCAAGGTATAGCCCCCGTAGGGCATCTGGATTGTCTGCTCCGAATAATCTTATCCTAGCCCCATTCATTAGCTCTACCCATAGTTCTGACTGATTAGCCTTAGCCAAGACAGGCTGAGAGAAGCGGACTAGGTAGTCCCATGCAATCGTCTTAGACTGGGCATAGTAAGGGGCGACATAGGCATAGCGCCCATCCTCCTTATCATCCATTAGAGCCCTATAAATAAGGTCATTGATGCATAGGACAGTCTTACCGCACCGCCTATGGGCTACTATGACGCTCCAGCGTTCTTGTCTATCGTGGAAGTCCTCAAAGACTTTCCGAGGGCAATAGTCTAACTCTACCTCTAAGACTCTCTCAGTCATTCAGGGCGCTTCCAAGATATGACCATACGCTGAGGGGCTTGCTCATCTCCTACTACTTCCTGTCTAGCCAGCTTAGGCAAGTGATACTCCATTACGGCTTGCAACATGAGAAAGGCTTTTTCAGGGTTAGGAGGGACAATCCAGATAATATCTCCGTGCTTATCGTATCTGATGCAGCCTTCCTTATCAGTTTTAGGAATTCCCGCAGCAACCTCTTCAAGCCAATGTTGCATCCTGGGGCTATTCTTATCTACGAATTTAGCGATGGCCTCTTTAGCAATAGCTGTGTGTTTATTAACAGCACCAACAGGCCTTCCTTTTCCAGCATTCGGAGGCATTCTTTTTGGGGGTTTGACTATTGAACCATCAGGATTGACAGTCAAAGCATCATAGCTTTTCTGTATAGGTTTAGAGTTTTCCATAGCTTTCTGTAATTAAGTATTTAATTCAACGCTAAGTCTTTGATTCATTTAGACGCAATATAACATAAAACCATAGTTATGCTGTAAAAACAACACAATCAATAATATTTAGTTATATAAGGGTTTGTCCTATATACAAACTGTAACTTATCGCTACAATTCATTCATGCAGTAGGTTTTATTAGTTTGACAGGAAAACACTAGACGAAGTCTATATGACAGGTTCAAGGGTGAGAAAGCTAGGTAGCAACAAGCCTAGATAAAAACAAGTCAGCGTTCTAACCTACTGCACCTATTTATCAACTGTTTTAAAGGGGAAACAACATGGTAGCAATTCAAACAAAATACATTGGTCCTACAAATAGCAGAGGTTCACGCATTAAGGCTTGGACTGATACAGGTTTTGCAATAACCATTGGTTATGACTATGGTTTAGATGATGAAGCAAGGCATTTCAAAGCAGTTAAGGAAATGGTATCCAAACACAATCTAGATTGGGACTTAAAAGATATGCGTTGTGGTGGCACAAAAAACGGCTATGTCTTTTGCTTCTCTCATTCAGTAGTAGGTGCTTAATCATGATAAAAATCAAGAATTGGCAAGCATTGGCATTGTTGGTCTTTCTTTTCTTTGTGGGGCAAATTACTTGGTATCTGACTTCCAAAGGAATTATCTAATTTAACGCAGTTTAAGGGCTGTTTTAGCCATTTTTATAAGGGGAACAACATGGTATATGTAGAAAAATCAGAGTCTTACAACACAGGTGGTGGGTGTATGGTGGATATTTTGACTCTATCAAGCGGTAAAGTGGTCTGTATATCTGACGAATATGTGGGTTTATACAATTCTGTGGACGATATGCTAGAAGATGACGGCACAAAGTGTCTTAATGGTTTTTGGATTAAAGGGGAAACAGTATGAACAAAGAAAAGCTAATTAAAGAGATTAGGGAGGTTCTAAGCGCTATTGAGGCGGACTTAGACCCATTTGCAAGGGGTGATTCAATGAACTATACGGGCTACCTTGCTGAAAATACTTTAGATTTACAGGTTTTAATCGCATCACTACTCAAAGGGGAATAAACATGACCACAACCAAAGCACCTAAAAAGACCAAGTTTAAGCCTATGGCTAAAGAGGATATTTATGCCTATGCCTTATATGAGGCCTATGAGGATTATGACAATATGTTCTCTATCCTTCAATTTATCCTAGCTGATATGGAAAAGGATGATTTCAGCAAGTATCAGATTAGAAACGCTCTCAAAGCTATGAGGACTCTTATGATTACAAACCAATGCGCCATGATGGATATGGCAGGGCTAGAGTATTAAACATTACTGATTAACCATAAGGGGGGTTCGCTCCCCTCTTTTTTTGCGGGGCATTTATGGAATACAACCTCTTCCAATGGAGAAGGGCGCTAGGACTCACCCAAGAGGGCGCAGCGAGGCTTTTGGGGGTGCATAGGGTTACATATACCAGATGGGAAACAGGGGCGCAGAAACCCCCTAATCATATTGGGATGGCTTGCTTATCTCTTAAACAAATGATGTCTAAATAGGGTATTACATTTCCAGAAGGGTTTTGGAATTTCCATACCCTTTTGGAATTTTGTTTGCCTATTGGAATTTCAATAGGGTATTGGAATTTTGATAGTCTTTTTGAATTTTAGCCAACAATATCAGGGTCGTGGTATTTATTCATGGCCTTAGATAAAGCCTCTTTACGCCTCATTCTTTCATTTTCTTTCTTATTCAGAATGTCGCCTTTACCGCCTACATTTAACTCTAAAGGTGGATTGTGGTCTTGGCGTTTTTTCTGTTTTTTTTCTAGCGTAGACTCTTTATGAGGTCTAAGCATAGCGTTTTCTGGGGGGTAGCTTCTTGTCATGTGTTTCATTACATATCCTTCATTTTTGAGGCAATCATTTCTTTTCTTGTGGGTTTTGCTGTTTTTGCGGACTCTTTGAATGCCTCTGCCGTTGGCGCACCTTTACTGCCAGGTTTACGCATTTTTTCGCTAGAACCATGAGCAATACGCTCTTGCTTTTTATGAATATTTGCGTATAGTCCGTTTTTCATTAGCATTTCCACCTTGCTTTAGCTGCTTTTCCTCGTTCCCCTGTCCATCCTTTAGACCTAGCACAGAAACTATCGTGTCTTGGGCCACTTGATTGGGGTGCTTGTAAATTACTTCCATTCTTTGCGTTATAAGCTGCTCTGCCTTTTGCCGTCATTCCTGCACCTTCGCTGGCTGGCAAATAGTTTTTACCTTTGCCGACTGTGGTCTTTGGAATGGGTTTATCGTGTTTTTCTACTGCGGCACGAATGGCATCTCTGCGGCTCATTATTGGGCAATATATTTAGCGTAAGATTCTTCTAATTTAGCTTTGCGCTTACCTTTAGCGTGGGCACGCTCTTCTGAAAGGGCTATCGCCAATGCTTGTTTCTTTGGCTTTCCAGCAGCTACCTCAGTTTTGTAGTTTTTACCTACGCTTTGGGCTGACCCTGATTTGTCCATTGGCATGATAATTCCTTACTTGAGGTATTTGAGTTTGTAAATAGTAGAGTCAATTAACTGCTGAATTTCAGCAACAATATTGATTAACTCTTGTTTTTGCGGCAAATCTGTATTGGCTTCTGCCACGAAATTCTTTAATGATTCTAAGTATTTAAGTGGTTCTTTGGGCTGGTGATAGACGCTTGGAAAGTCTTTGACTTGCTCATAGCAGCCCATATAGGCTTCTACATAGTCATCTACCAATTCAACTATTTCATCATAGTATTTGCCCAAAGCCTTATGCTGTGAGTAAGAATTTGTTGCCCAATGAAAGAAATGGGTATTTGTAGCGCTATGCAAAAGAGTAGCAGCAAACATAGCGACATTTTGGGTTTCATTCATGGGACACCTTTAAAGTTCATATAATTTTAGCACTTCTATTGCATTTTGCACCGAATTTACCCTATGTAATGGCCCACCCTTCCAATTATCAAACAAGGTGACTTGCTGGGGAGTTAGCTTTTTATCTTCTCCATCCTTAACTTCCATTAAAATAGTTTGTTCTTCGTAGCAAACCATTAAGTCTGGGATTCCTCCACCGACTGTATGCAAAAGGAAAACATCAGCGCCATAATCTCGTAGCGCTTTTACAACATCCTTTTGATTTTTATCAACTTTTTTAATATAAGACATAATAATATGTTAGTGTTTAGCAACTTATAGTATAAGGGGAATCTAATGGCTGGTTATCATTTAACGGATGAAGAGTGGATTGAGTCTTGGAATAAGATTGGTAGCCCTAGCGAATTTGCTAGAGTAAACCAAATAGCCATTCGAAATGTCATGTCTAGGCGCAGGGCATTAGAAAGCAGGCATGGTATCAAATTAGATACATTTAATAGCCACAACCCTGCTTATGTAAAGAAAATACAACAAACCCCTGGCAATGTACGCAGAGGTATGGAAATAGAAAAAGGGCGAGTTATCGTCTTTTCTGATGCACACTTTTGGCCTGACGAAACTACTACAGCGTTTAAAGCTCTTATAGAAATGATTAAAGAGTTTAAGCCTACAGCAGTAGTCTGTAATGGTGATGCGCTAGACGGTGCTTCTATTAGTCGCTTTCCACGCACAGACTGGAATAAGTTGCCAACAATGAAAGAAGAATTAGAAGCGTGTCAGCATTACTTGGGCGAAATTGAAGCAGTCGCCAAAGGTGCTAAGTTATTTTTCCCTATGGGCAACCATGACCAACGACTAGAAGCCAACATTGTGGCTAACCTACCCTCCTTTGAGGGCATACCTGGCACAAGTCTTAAAGACTATTTCCCTATGTGGCTGCCATGCTGGAGTGTTTGGATAAATGAAGACACTTGCATTAAGCACCGTTGGAAAGGTGGTTGGACTGGTGGCAGAAACAACGCTGTCAATTCGGGGGTCAATATGATTACAGGACACACCCATGTCTTGTCTGCTATTCCATTTAATGACTATAACGGTACACGCTGGGGAGTCCAAACAGGAACACTAGCTGACCCTAATGGACAACAATTTAGCTACACAGAGGACACCCCTAAAGACTGGAATAGTGGCTTTGTAATGCTTTCATTTGAACGCAGTAAATTACTTCAGCCTGAAATGGTTAGGGTTTGGGGTGAGGATGAGGTAGAGTTTCGTGGGAAAATTCACCAAGTATGAAACTGACACCAGCTATCCTTCAGAATTTGTATTCGGCAATTTATTGTATGCAGCCTTTTAATCGCTGGAATATGCCATTGCCTGAAGAAATAGAATTTATTGTAGACAAAGACCCAGGCGTTATGGGTTCATACACCTATGACACAGGCGAAAACTTTGAACACATTATTACTATTTCGTCTGCTCGGTGTGGTCATCTTGACACGGTAATTCGTGTTTTGTGCCACGAATGTATCCACATGAGCCGTCACACAACAAACAAGTGGACTCACCACGATAAGGAGTTTCGTAATAGAGCGCTCCGTATCTCGTCTGAATTGGGTTTTGACCCTCTAGAATTGTAAACTTATCCATACAGCTATTATAGGTAGCAATATAACTAATACGCCAAAAGCAAGCAATATATCATTCACTCATTGACCTTTCCAAGTCTTTGATTGACTCGCTCCAACAACTCCTCCTCGGTAACGCCCCATTTATTTGCAAAACCTTTGTGACCCAATCCGTGAACACCAGAGTTTCCACGATGGTGTTCTGGGCATAATGGGATGCAAGGGGATGTAGACCGTTTACCTCCATACCTGCGGATATGATGGAGTTCTGACGGAGTGCCTTCAAACCCAAGCTCGGTGGCACATAAAATACATCCGAGCTGGGCAATCTTGTTAAGAGCGTTCTTTTCATCTTTTGTCGCCATCAGCTAACTCGTACCATAATCTATACCATTCTTTAAAAGATTCAAAACCTATACCACATTTAAAAGGTTTGCCATCTGTGGTGTATTGCCAATACTCTTGTATGTTTGTGTGTTCATCTGTATCGCCAATGATAACACCAACAATGAATTTAGGCGTTGCAGCCAATGCTTTTAATAATATCTTTTGACCTTCGCTTACTTTTTCGCCAGGTCTTTTCCATTCAAGGATTAAAAAGTGACCATTGCGTTCTGCTATGCCATCTACATTGCTAGGT